CGCACGTTTGTGAAATTCGCAATGTTAGCCCAAGCAAAAGTTGGTATCTTGCAACCCAATGTAGCTAATAAATTGGTGTACCAAACAGTATTATTGTCTATCTTTAATGAGCAAAAGGTTAGATATAATGTGCGAATGAGCTTATTAGGCGGAGCAATGCTTGCGTGCTTCGTCAAACCCAAGGAGTATGAGTATATGGAGAGTGTTGTTAAAGCGCTCTCTTGTGGTGCAATCAACAAATAGGGATGCCGTCGCGACGTTCACGGGAGAACCACTAAATGTAATTATCTTGGTTCAATCCCAGAGGGTGTGGACATACGCGTTACGGAAAAACCCGCCAGCATAACCAAATGCAGAGTTGGAACTGCATTTGGGCCCCTGTTGTCTAACAAAAAATACTATCATTATAACTGCAATATGGTCAATACATTGCGGGGACTGATTGAACGTGTTTTTCGTGTTAATATTAATGGGGTGTTACAAAATCCTTTGAAGTGCAATGAACAGGTATTGCAGAGTCGACTCTCTACTGAGAAGAAACTGCTTACCTCGTATGCTAAACTTTCTCCCATATCCATCGATTCTTGCTTGAATCTATGGACTGGTAGCAAAAGGAAGATATACGAGCGAGCAGCGGCTTCTTTGCGGTTTGGCAATTTAACCCGTAGAGATGGACGTCTCAAAACTTTCGTTAAATGTGAGAAAATCGATGAAGATAAGGACGAATCAGCGCCGAGGGTAATACAGCCCCGAGACCCGCGCTACAACCTTAAACTCGCGTGTTATTTGAAACCACATGAAGAAGAATTTTACCACAGAATTGATAAGATGTACGACGTAGATGGGCTTGGAGATAAAACTGTTTTCAAAGGATTGAGTGCCGTCACCGCTGCTGAACATATGTTGTTGAAAATTAAACGATTCAACAATCCCTGCTTTATTGGTCTGGACGCCAGCAGGTTTGATCAACATGTGTCCAAAGCAGCACTTGAGTGGGAGCATTCAATTTATTTGGAATCGTTTAATGGAAGAGCTGAACTTGGCAGGATGCTGAAATGGCAAGTTAACCAGAGAGGAGTTGCATTCCTTCCAGAGGGGAGAATAGATTACACAGTAGAAGGTAGAAGAGCCAGTGGAGATGTTAATACATCATTAGGAAACTGTATTTTGATGTCCTCCATGGTACATGCCTACATGCGCCCAAAGAACGTGAAGTTTGCTCTAGCGAATAATGGCGATGACTGTGTGTTAATCCTCGAGAGGAAGCATGCTAAGAAAACAATTGATTTGCAAGATTGGTTCCGTGATATCGGATTTAATATTAAACGTGAAGAAACATTATATGATATCCGGAAAGTACCGTTTTGTCAACAACATGTATTAACGTCTCCTGGGTATAACATCTGCGTACGTGACCCAAACACTATAACGTCCAAAGATTTGCACACCACACATCCACTAGTTCAAGGACAGTATTTGCAATGGCTGACCGCTGTGGGTGAATGTGGGAGGCAATCTACTAAAGGTGTACCCGTGCTAAACCGATTTTACCAATCATTTCCTACTGTTGATATCACGAACAGAAGCATCGCTGAAGAATTCGAAAAGAGATATCAGTACAAAATGATCGGAGGCAGCATTGACACAGTGATTACACCAGAAATGCGACATTCATTTTGGGTAGCTTTTAATATAACACCAGACGAGCAAGAGGCCATAGAGCAAACATATGCACATATTGAGTTCTCTGATAAAATCGGGAGAACTGAAGATGTGCCTATTGTTAGCTACTATCGGGGCCTGTAATCGACAATTACACAACTCACAGCGAAAGAAATGGCTATTAGACGTAATAATAATAACAAGAACAAGAGAAATCCGTTGATGCGCAAAACTCAAAGGATCCCTCGCCCCAGAATTCAGTTCGATGGGACTACCATAAGGACAAGTTTTACAGCAAACGATTTAACTACCGCCGCTAATATCGTGGGAACGTTCCAGTATATCGGAGCAGGCTTCACGGGTTCGGCATGTGGGACTGCTGCTAATGGCATCGCGCAATTGTACAGTCAGTACAAATTTACGCAGATGTCTATGCAGTGGCTCCCAGGTGTTGCACCTGGTGTGGCTGCGGGAGGAGGACGAGTGTACATTAGCTACCTCGACAATCCCGAGAAGATATCAAATTTTCTCGCGTTAACAGAGGCGAATAAGATACTTGCTATAAAATCGATGCGAAATATGGTCTCTTGGAATGTATGGGAAAACAAAACATTCAACATACCATTAACTTTTCGTAGGAAATCGTTCTCAGTGGATGGCACCCAAGCAGTTGGTGTCGACAACTATGAGCGTACACTACAAGGATTAGTGTGTATTGGAGCTGAATCTGTAGGAGCGGCGGATACCATTGGTAAATTTGTCATCAGGACGACTCTTGTGCTTGAAGGGTTTTCTAATATTGCCTCGTAAAGAAAATTGCTATGTGGAACGTCATGATAGGTTGTGATACGGCACGGCTGTCAACCGTGCAGAAGTTGAGCTGCGTAGGATCACCCCACCGGTGTATGACTGTCTTTAATTAGATGGGGACAGCATCGAAGTGGCTAGAAACGTGATGGTGGTACGTCTCAACCCGTCGCACAAAAATTGACTCCAAAGTTGCTTGTCTCATGTTGGTACCTAAGCCAACGTGGGGGGCGCAGAGCAACTATAATCCCTCA